CTTCATAACATAATTTTTGCGTCTCCGAGTAAGTCCCAGATTCGTGTATTGCAGTCGATAGGCCGTGGATTACGTAAGTCTGAAGACGGTATACATACTAAGGTATTCGATATTGCTGACGATTTACATTGGAAGTCAAAAAAGAACTATACGTTATTACACGCTGCTGAGAGGATCAAGATTTATAGTAAAGAGAAATTCGACTATAAAATTCATGATATAAATATATAAATGGAATCTATAAAGAATATCGATATAAGACACTTTAAACTAACGAATAATGAAGACCTTATTTGTTATGTTCAAAGCTCCAGCGACCATGCTTTTATCGTAGAACGACCTGCGGTCGTAAGGGTATCATTAGATGGTACTTTTACTTTTGGAGATTGGTTTCCTTTCTCTGATAAAAAGGTCTTTAAGATCATGAAAAGGTTTGTGATTAATCATACTGAAGTTGTTGAGGAGACCAAAGAGTCTTACATTAAGTATTCATGTCAGGATATGATTAGAGATGAGATTAATCGCGATATAAAAGAATACGAATTGGAAGGTGAAGCGATGATTGAAGATGACATAAGAACTGAAGGAACCATTGAACCAACCATACATTAATTGTTGTATACCCCTATCCTCCCCGGTAACTCTATTATTATATCATACTTTTGACCATTTGTAAACGTTTAATTCACCTAATTGTGAAAATAATTGAAAATAAAATAATTGAAAATAATTGTTTACATTTGACCCAAACTATGATATAATATTACATTATTAGGAGATATATAAATGACCACTAAAATCAAACCAAAAGCTAAGCCACACTATGTGAATAACAAAGAATTTTCACTATCTGTAGTTGAGTACGTCAAGACTGTAATCGAAGCTAAGGCATCTGAAAGCACAATTCCTAAAGTTCCAGATTACGTTGCTACATGTTTCATGAAAATATCTGAAGGACTGTCTCACAGACCGAACTTCGTTCGGTATACTTATAGAGAAGAGATGGTAATGGATGGTGTTGAAAACTGTCTAAGAGCTATTAATAACTATAAGATCGAAACGGCCACTCGAACTGGTAATCCAAATGCATTCTCATACTTTACTCAGATTTGTTTCTTCGCCTTTATAAGACGTATTACTAAGGAAAAGAAGCAGCAAGAAATCAAGTTTAGGTATATTGAAAGAATGGGTATTGAAGATTTTGCAGCTATGGGTATGGATGACAATGGTGCAGCTCAAACGTTAGAATATGTAGATACCTTAAGGCAGAGGATCGATCAGATTAGAACTAAAGATGCTAGGATTAAAGAGTTTGCGAAGATCGAAAAAGAGAAAGAAAAACTAGAATTGTTTATGGTGTAATTATGAAAGTTGCTATATTGAATGATACGCATTGTGGCGTAAGAAACTCGTCTGATATATTTTTAAACTATCAAGCTCGTTTTTATGAAGAGATCTTTTTTCCATATCTTAAAGAGCATGGAATTACGAATATCTTACATCTAGGCGATTACTACGAACATAGAAAGTTTGTTAATTTCAAAGCTCTTAATGCTAATCGTAAACACTTCTTAGAACCAATGCGTGAGATGGGTATTACCATGGACATTATTCCTGGTAATCACGACGTGTACTTCAAGAATACAAACGAACTATGTTCGCTTAAAGAACTTCTTGGTTACTTTACATCTAACGTTAATATTATAATGAAACCAACTGTTTTAGACTATGATGGTTTAAAGGTTGGTGTATTACCATGGATTAATAGTGCAAACTATGAAGAATATACTAAATGGGCTATGACGTGCAAAGCGTCTATTCTTGGAGCTCATCTTGAGTTAAAAGGATTTGAGCTTATGGCTGGTATAACTAATCCTCATGGTATGAACGCTGATATATTTTCTAGATTTGAAAGCGTATTAACTGGTCATTTCCACACAAAATCTAGTCAAGGAAACGTTCATTATCTAGGTAATCAGATGGAATTTACTTGGTCTGATTGTGATGATCCTAAGTACTTCCACATCTTAGATACTGAAACTCGTGAAGTAATTCCAGTACGTAATCCTATTACTATGTTTAAAAAGGTAATCTATGATGATACTAAGATAGATTATAATAAAGTAGATGTTTCTGAGTTTAAAGATAAATTCATTAAACTTATTGTTGTAAGTAAGAGTGACTTATATATGTTTGATAGGTTTGTTGATAGGTTACAAAGTATTGAAACTCATGAGCTTAAAATTGCTGAAACATTTGAAGAATACCTAGGTGACAGTGTTGAAGATGATAAAGTATCGCTTGAAGATACCGGAGTCTTATTAGATACCTATGTTGATGCAGTTGAAACTGATTTAGATAAAGACCACATTAAGGTTGAATTGAGAAAACTATATACTGAAGCACAGAACTTGGAGGTGGTGTAATGCAACAACAATCTTTTAGATTCTATGATATAGATCCAGAGCAACTATCATTTGACTTTCCAGTCCAAAAACGATGGCCATATGTACAAACTGATCTGTTCACCAGTGAATTAGTAATTGCTAGTAGTTATACTGGAACTATGAATTCATATGTTACCGTGAGTAATTCAGACGGTGGTGAGGCGGCAAGGATAGACGATACAGGAATCAGTCTTAAAATGGAAAACAAATCTTGGCTAAAAACTAAGATTGCTAATTGGTTAGGAGTTAAGTATCTATGATACATTTTAAATCAGTATCATGGAAGAACTTTCTTTCAACTGGCAATGACACAATTAAAGTACAATTAGATAAAACAGCATCAACATTAGTTGTAGGTTCAAATGGTGCTGGTAAATCTACAATGTTGGATGCTCTTTCCTTTGGTCTATTTGGTAAGCCTCATAGAGATATTAAAAAAGATCAGTTAGTTAATAGTATCAATAAGAAAGGTACTATTGTTGAAGTTGAGTTTAACGTTGGTAATTCTGAGTTTAGAATTCATAGAACTATTAAGCCTGGTAAATTTGAAATATGGCAAAACGGTAATCAGATAAATCAAGCTTCTAATGCTCGTGATTTTCAAAAGTACTTAGAACAAAATATACTTAAGCTAAACCATAAATCGTTTCATCAAGTTGTTGTATTGGGTAGTAGTTCTTTTATTCCATTCATGCAATTACAGGTTAGTCAGCGTAGAGAAGTTATTGAAGATCTATTAGACATTAATATTTTTAGTAAAATGAATTCATTATTGAAAGAACGTAATTCTAAGATTAAAGAAGAACTATCTGAAATAAACCATTCATTAGATTTATATAAAACTAAAATAGATACTCAGAACAAATATATCAGAGACTTACAATCTATTAATAAAGATATGATTAAGTCTAAAGAAGATTCTATATCGGAATACGGCGTTGAAGTTAAAGGCTTAGTAAGTCAATCTGGCGAACTTGGAAAGAATCTTGATGCTTTGACTGAAATTGAAAACTCTACACACGAAGATCTTAGTAGAAAAATATCTGATATTAAATCTGAGGATAGAGTATATAAGTCTAAGATTAAAGATTTAGTAAGTGATGCTAAGTTTTTTGAAGAACATGAACATTGTCCTACATGCGATCAAGACATTGATATATCTATTAAAGAAAGTAAATTATCTAAGATTAAACAATCAGCAGCAGATATTCAAAGGGGTATGAAAGAATTAGAAGCTGATAATACTGTTACTTCGGGCCATTTAGTAAATTGTCAAAATAATATGAAAGAGCTTTTAGCCAAGCAACGTCATATTAATAGTAATAATGATAAGATTAATTTAATTCAAAGAGAAGTAGAAAAGATTCAGAAAGAAATTAGTACGTTGTTACAATCATCTGGTGATATAAAAACTGCTAAGAATGAACTTGACGATCTAAGAGACTCTAAAGATACTGTCACTGAAAAGAAACTTGCTTATGTTGAAGAGCGTACATATAATGAAGTAATCGGTGAAATGCTTAAAGATACCGGTATCAAGACTAAAGTTATCAAACAGTATTTACCAGTAATGAATAGACTTATTAATCAGTATCTTCAAGTCTTAGATTTCTTTGTTGCGTTCCATCTTGATGAAAGCTTTACCGAAACTATTAGATCACGCCATAGAGATGCATTTAACTATACTTCATTTAGTGAAGGTGAAAAACAACGTATCGATTTGGCATTACTCTTTACTTGGAGACAAATTGCTAAGATGAAGAACTCAGCAGCAACTAATCTTTTAGTATTGGATGAGACCTTTGATTCTTCTTTAGACCACGATGGTATAGACAATTTGACTAAGATTCTAAATACACTCGAAGATGGAACAAACGTCTTTATCATCTCACATAAAGGTGACATATTAGAGAATAAGTTTAGATCTAAGATTGAATTCATTAAAGAGCGGAACTTTTCTAAGATCAAATAGTTATAAGCATATAACAAAATGATCTAAAAAGAAGTGAATCATTTGTATACAACGCTCCCAGACTATGATACAATATACATATTATACGGAAAGGAGCAATACATGTATCATAATTCTAGCTTACCAAAACTCTTAGCAAAAGAGAATATCTCTATTAGACATGGTAATTATCAGACTCCATGGTTTGATATTAAGAATCGAGTGCTTGGTCTTCCTTTATGGAAAGATATGGGTAAAGATGTATATGATCTATTTGTAGGTCATGAAGTTGGTCATGCATTA